TTACTTCAATTTCAATTCAACTTCATATTCTTTCATTTCTCCGTCAAACTCATCTTCTCGTCCAACATGTGCAGACCATTTTAATTTAATCCATTGAATTTTTTCTGCGTTTCCGCGCTTTAGATACCAAATAACATCTCCTTCTTTTATAACACCTTTATCAATTTCTCCACCTAGATGATCAGAAACAAACATGTCTGGCGTTTCAATTTGTTCACCTGTACTTGTGACTAAAACAGCTTGGTCTGGATAAGTAGTAAATTTTCCTTCAGTAGTATTCTCTATTTGAAATTTAACACCAACAGCCGATGTTGTTATTTCATTTCCTTCTTCATCAAGTCCAGGAGCTTTATCACTTACCACAACTTTTTGTATGGTTGTTTTCAACCCTTTGAAATCATCAGACCAAGTTGCATTTTCGTAATAGGTCCAAATATCCTCCTTTTTCTCTTTTGCACCCTTATCCGTATCTTCATTCTTTGCACTTTCTTCTACCTTTGCTTTAGCTTTTTCATCCTCACTTTGCTTAATCGTATCCACATCATTGCAGGCAGACAACAAAAATGCCGCCAAAGGAATCATTAGTATTTTTTTCATTGTTTATCCCCCTCTTTTGTACCTTTTTTCTTACAAAATATCACATAAAGACCAAAAATATTGTCGAACAATGTCGTAAAAATAAAAAATCCCCTGCCTTCAGGCGGGGGATGTAATCAAACGATAATCGCTTGGCTTCATTTTCTCTTCAACGCGATACGTCCCGTTATACAGAAAAAAAGAACCTACTCAAAATGGGTAGGTTCTTAAATCAAAACATTTTTTTTCATTAGCGCTGCATAAATTTTTTCGTTGATTTCCAAAAGGCTTTTCTTCCCGTCTTTAAATCTGATAGCCGCCACATGAACACCTTTGGTTTTTGCAGAAAGACCCGCAGGTAAACCAACAGGTCCTCAATCGGCGTACCGTATTTCACAAACTGAAGTTTCAATTCCTCATAGTTAAGATAAAAACTTGGAGTGGGCCGATCATAGAGTTCAACCCATCGAGTTTCAATTCCTCATAGTTAAGATAAAAACCGGCAAAAACGGTACCGTCCACATAGATAATCTCCATGAGTTTCAATTCCTCATAGTTAAGATAAAAACAATCATCAGTACTCATTTGATTAGCAAGTTCGAACACGTTTCAATTCCTCATAGTTAAGATAAAAACGGTCATCGAGAATACCAACCGACGCCTGACAGTTGGGTTTCAATTCCTCATAGTTAAGATAAAAACTGCTACTGGACTTGGCATTCAGTATGGCGATGAGATGTTTCAATTCCTCATAGTTAAGATAAAAACTCTAAAAAATATTGTTAAATCAACATTTGGAAAATCAATACAACATTATTATAAACTTATCTAAAGATTCTATCAATATTTTATTTCTCTTATCACTATAGGAATTTTGGCAAATAGAAAATTGTCGTCGATCCCCCGGGGTTTGTGCGCTATTGGAGGTCGACGACAAATCTTTTTCAATGGATTCAACAAAAAACCCTGCTAAACGGCAAGAGGCGCTATTTCTATTTCTGTAACATATTTTGTGCTAATCGATGCAACATCAAAAAAACTTGTGCTCGTGTCACGGGTTCCTCTCGTCGATCCTGTGTCACCACTCCGTGTTGCTTCAAAAATTCAAACGCTGCATCGACCGCTTTGTCATACGCTGTTTTTTCAGGTGCTGGCATCTTTGGCTCCTCCTGTTTTTGCTGTGTTGCTTTCCTTTTCAAGCCAAATGCTTTCGCAATCCCTTCGACATGGCCATGTGCCACTTGTAAAAGGAATGGTTCTGATTTCAATTTGGCCGCATCGTTCGCATTATCAATGAACAGGTTTTCTGTGAGCAATGCCGGCATCTTCGTTTCGCGCAGTACCGCGTAGTTCGCTCGCTTTTTACCGCGATCCTGCACGCCGGCGATCGCTTTCATGATCTCGCTGTGGATCGTGTTCTGATACGCAATGGTCGACGGGCTCACATTGCCATTGTAAATGTAGGACTCAAATCCTGTTCCACTGCCGGCATTGATGTGAACGGATAAGAAAAAATCGGCATCCGCCCTGTTCGCGATGGCCGCACGCTCCGACAACTCCACGAAACGGTCATCCGTCCGCGTGTAGATGATGCTGACCCCTTCGTATTCAGCGAGCAACCCCCCGATCTTTTTGACAATATTTAACGTCAGATTTTTTTCCTGTAGACCGTTCCCTACAGCTCCGCTATCCGTTCCACCATGCCCTGCATCAAGTACGATTTTCACCATTATTGATCCGCTCCTTTTTCACCTTTATCACTTAATTGTTCTAGTGCTTTCACAAGAAAAATCGGAACACGTAATCCTAATTTCCCCAAATTCTCAATAATAGAGATGCCCTCTGTAGCAACCAAAAACATCAGCATCGCATCGCGCAAGAATCCATTCGAATTTCCAGTGATGATATCAAGCTGATTAGCGACGATCACAAACGTAATCATGCCTACTTTCTTAGCTAATCCACGAAATGCGCGGTAGGAATTTACTTGTTTTTCTTTGAATCCCACCATGACACCCGTGACGTAATCACACGCCATGAAAATAGCAAAGGCGGCCACAAGGTTATCAAAGCCGCCTAAAAGATATGCTAATGTTATAGATGTTCCTCCCATAATGGCTGTCCATAGAGTATCCGTATTTTTCATTTTTTCTCCTTTCTTAGACATAAAAAATAGCGTTGTCCTACTCTGTAATTAAATTTTCTCGACCCTTTTCTCGTAAATAAGCGTCAATCCCTTCTTTCAGATCAGGCCGACGCTGGATCACAAATTCGTAAGTATACGCACCATCTAAGATTCGTTGAGCGAGATAAGCAGCCATGTTACACACCTCCCAAAATCAAGTCGTCTAGTGCTTGTTGCATGATTTCAATTCGCTCCTTTAATTCTGCATTTTCTTGTTGTAATTGCAATAATGGATTTGGTGGGATTTCAATCGTTTCTTCTAAATTTTGTGACGCTAAATATCTTACTTTTGCCCCACTTTCATATTCAACCACTATATAATCTCCTTCAATATATTGATTAATAATTGACATCACTTAATCCCCCCACTAATTAATGCTGACCCATAGGAAAAGTATCCTGATTTTCTCATTTCAATAATTACACTTGTCTTAAAAATTAAAGGTACATCTAAGACTTTAATTTTATCAATAGTATTTATAGGGAATGGATCTTCGGGTAAAATAGAAACCATCCTCACACCTTGTTGTAGTGCGCTAAATATCGGTGTTTCGTTAGTTTCGGTACTACTAATAAGCCTGTATCCATACCCTATATAAAAATCAGAATTATAAGGTTTAACTTTGTTTCTGTCATAAAAACCATTATATCTAATACCTGTGTTTGTTCCCGAATAACTTGTATCAATAATAACATTACCGTCTAATGTGACCTTAATTCCACAAGTATTCGTTCCTCCAGACGAATATCCAGAGAAACCAGCAATAAGAAATTCTACAAAACCCTCACCTTCTAAGCGTACCACTTCTGTAAGTGTTGAATTGATATATTGTGCTGGCGAATAAATAGTAAACTTTTTAGGATACAACGAATAATTAAACACACTTCCATTTGATTCATTTTTCAATTTAGATATTCCCATCACGCCACCTCCACGCCGGAAATATATACATTGATTGCACTTGTTGTTCCTGACTGTACTGTAATTGTTTCCGTTGCATTCATAACAAGAGATAAATCAATTACAACCGTATCATTTGCATCAATGGAATAGTTATTCACAACCTCTATTCCAGCAATTACAACCGTTGCCGTTGCCGCGCTTGCGCTTTTGTTTGTTAATACAATGTTTTTTACTATTGTCATTGTATTCGCAGGAACAGTATAAGCCGTTGTTGGAGATGTTTCAGCCGTTCCTTTATATAAACGTTTCGCTATTGCTGCCAATTAAATCCCTCCCATCCAGTATAAGATTTCAAGATCATCAGATTTTGCTTGCGCTGCGTTCCAAGCCGCTCTTTCTGCCGCGGATATATGTTTCGTCGTATCGGACGCGTGTGCAGCAAAGTTTTGTTCTGCAGTTGTCAGTCTATTAAGTACAGTTGTAGCAAAATTAGGGTCATCTCCCATTGCTTGTGCTAATTCTCTTAATGTATCCAGTGCTTCTGGAGCACCATTGATAAGACCTGCAATAGCTTCGTCGATTTTCTGCTGAACACTTTCTGATGTTTCTACCTCCGTTTTTAACGCAACCTTTTCATCGATTTTCCTCCAATTCTGATTTAGCATGGTTTCGATGTTAAAAGTATCATTTCCATCGGTAACCGGATTTTTTAAATATAACCCTAGATTTGGAGTAATTTCAGGCACATTATGCACCTCCTGCAAATTTGTTTAGTGGAATTTGCTCCATTTCAGCTATCGTTTTCACATTGTGAATATCTTTGATTAAGAGATAAGTAAACTCAAATAAGAGTTCGAGATGGCAAGGAATAATTTCTTCTAATGCCTTTCTGACATCATCTAGATTGCTGGGAACACCATAAGAAGATATAAATTTCACGATTAATTCTAAATCCTTTGGTTTTTGGATGACTTCAACTTCCCCGCCGTAATAGGCCTCAGCAGTGTTTTTTATGACATTTTCTTTTACCGTGCCAATCCCACGTTTTTTAGCTTTTAAATTTGAACGCCTTTCTTCTATTGATTTGCTCGGATTAGTAGGAATTCCGTAATCCTTCTCCCACAGTGCTAGACCCCAAGTTGCTAAGTCTATAAACGCTTGATTTAAAACATCATCGATAGCCGCCTCCAGTTTATCAAATTGTTTTCCCTCTGCATGGGCTATGGCTTGATATTCTGGAGAGTTTCTAAACAAGTCCGGTAACAATTCAATAATTTCATCTTTAGATGACATTAAAAATCACCGTCCCGACTACCGCAATCTCATCATCACCAAGTATTAGATTTGACGTCTTATCGTTGATTAGAAAATTTTGATAGTCTATTACTCCGTCTTGTTCCAAAATCATTGAAGATAGCTGGGAGTATCTAACAGTGTTAGTTGTAAGAGCTGAATCGGAAAATAGTTTCTCAATAGCAGTTTTATATCCGAATTCAATAGTTTCTATATCTACACCTGGTTGCAGTATAAGATCAGCTGTAATATTTATCGGGACTTCAACTGCTGTATCAACAGTAAGATCAACATCTATTGGCATTTCATTCGAAATACGGTTGAATACCTCTGTTACCTTTTCTTGCGAAGGTGCCCTTCCATCAGAGCCTACAACAACTACACGTACAGTACCTTTACCTTGCCATCGCGGAAAAACTTTCGCTGCCCTGATACCAGGTACTTCCTTAGCCCATTGCAAGTAGTGGTAAATATTCCCACCAGTTGCAGGCTTAGAGGCTTTTTCTTGATAGCGCGCATATAGATATTGATCTTCTTCCTCTTCTTCTCCTGGAGCTATGATTTTTCCTAAAATAGCCGTTTCGAGTCCATCAATATTATCTAGTGGTAACAATACCGATCCCTCAGGAGGTTTATTTCCAATGGTTCCTGCTTCTTCACATTGCAGTTTGGCGTTCGTTCCTGCTTCAGTAACGACATAATAAACACCATCTACAAAGAAACGGGATCCCACATCTACAGGTATGTTAAAAATTCCTTCTCTAATTGCCTTTATAGCCCGTTTTTTAAATACACCAATTTCACTTGTTCGCCTTTCAAGATACTCACCTTCACTTGTTGATGCAAAAACCAGATTAAGCACTCGATCCAGCTGCACATATGCATCTGCTAGTTTTTTCGCTGCCGGAGCCAAAGCTATATAAATAGGAGATCTTTCTTGTTTGTCAAAGTCGTCAGGTATGTCATCCAACATTTCTTCCAAGATGGTTTCAAACGTCCGATCTTCAAACACCTTCTCCAAACACCTCCTCTATTTCAATAGGCCCTTCAGTTGTGTAAACCACAAAATTCACATAAAAAGCATCATCTTTGTGTTCAATCTCAAACTCTTCCACGCTCTCCACGAAATCCAAATGAATAAGAGCCTCCTCCATTAAACGGGGAAGCTCCATTTTTTTGTATTCAACTGTTGTTTCGTTATCCGCAATCAATTTTTCATTCTCGTTACCAAAATCACTGGACAGTATTGGGTAGGCATACCGAGGAATACGAAGGACGAACATAATTATTTGTTTTGCCGCTTCAATACCATCAATAACCTCACTGGTGAGAATATTTTTTTCAAAATCAAATCGAAAAGTTTTTAGGACAGGTCGCAAATCTTCCGCGGCAATTTCCTCAAAATTTAGTTCAGGTGATAAAGCCATAACATCACTCCGCAATCCTGTCGATAATAAAAAATGATTGCCCTCCCTGAATGGCAGCAACCATTACCCTATCACCGATTTTTAGCTCTTTTCCAAGCTCAGTCAATCTTTCAGCAATCGAAATCAAATCTTCTGGAATAATTAATTTGTTATTATCCCTTAGTTTGATCTGGAAATCGGGAGGTGCAGAAACAACAATTGCTTCCAAAAAACGCAAAGGCGATTCAGCTTGTACAGCTTCCAACGCAATTTTTTTGATCATCTGAACCATCATAGAACCACATCCTCTGGCAATGAGTTATCAGTAATGAGATCAAGGCTCATCTTATGAACCCTGCCGGCAAATGTATGAGTGTCTGAAGCGATAAAGTAGGTACCACGTAATTTTGCATCTGGAATATTTACATATACAGGCATTCCACTTGTTAATTCTGTGATTCCTAATCCCTCTATGCTTAACCGTTTTTTCGGAGTCTTTTTCTTTGATAAAAGATTATTTGCGCGTTGTGTCAATTGAGCTTTGTTCAAGTTATCCGTCACTTTTTCGTAGTATTGCAGTACACCATACCTCTTTATGCCGTCTTGATCAGATACCACCACTTTTGTTGTCTTTTTATCTTCACCCGCCTCCAATTTCACACGCGTAGCAACTTCTTCAATGGAAATGGAATAAGTAAAGTCTTCAATGTTAACACCCGTTTCAAGTACCCATTGAGAAGTTGGATTTGGCCATTCCTGCAAGTATATTTTTCCTAAACGTGAATAAACTCTGTATTTCTTCTTTGTCTGTTTTTCGGTTTCTATTAAAGCCTTTAAAACCATATCGTACAAAGATGTTTCGCTATCAAACACAAGTGAATTAATGGTGTATTTTGTGTTTACAATTTCAGCATAAGGAATTTGAAAGTCTTTGCACATTTGGAGCAAAATTTGGTCTGCTCTTTTCTTTGAAAAAACATAAACATCTTTATTTAAAAGTAAATACTGCAACATATCATATGCAGTGAACATTAATTTTCCACTTTTTGTGATGTTATGATTGAGTATAGTCCCTCTAAACAACTCTGTACCTTTCCATTTAAAAAGAACCGTGTTTCCTTCATCAATTTCGGAAAGTATGTCATATCCGACGTTTTTATACAGAATGTTTACATCTATTTTTCGAGCTGCATTGAAACGCTGTCCACTCCAAGTTATGGTTTCTGTCGGTATTTCCAATGTATAGCTGGGTTTAACGAGCAATAATTCTATCATGGAATCTTCAGCACCTGCCCAGGATATATCCAATGCCCTGGCTGTTTGATATTCCTTTTATCACGTTTGATTAGCATATCTTTATTGGCTTCCCAAAGTTTTTTTAATTGAGAACTATCGTTATAGAATTTCCTTGCTAACGCCCATAACGTATCTCCTTTTTTTACAGTATAGGTCTTTGGTTTCGTTTGTGTATTTGGTCTTTTTGTGGCTGTTGCAACTGTACTAGATTTCGGTCTAGTATCGACCTTACGAACAGTTACAAAACGAAATTCTTTTAGCGTAATTTCGTAACTAATATCACCTACATCATACTCTCCCTCTTTATAGTTAAAATCTTCAATCGTTACGGGATAATTAATCGGTGTTCCCGTCACGATAAAACGAGCAGGTTTATCAGATTTCTTGAACATATTAATCCTTTCCACAAAGACCCAGGGCGCTGAAAAGTTTTCATATTCGCAAATAGGGCTGTATTGTGCAGGAAATATAGAAGAAAACGATATGGTTTTTGCTGCTGGATCTTGTATAATTGTGACTTCCCCTAGTCCTGCTATATTGATAGATTCATTTTGCGATCCGTTGCTGATATTTAGTTCAGAAGGAAGGACAGGCAAACGAGATTTTGTGCCATCTGGCCATGCGAACCAAAACTCATATACACTTTTACTCATAGATCGCCATCGCCCCTCCTTCGAAATATTCTTGCTCAAGTGCTTTTTTGACTGCCTTTACTGCTATTTGACCGACTTTTTCCGCATCCATTTCATTACTGAAATGATTTGCCCCAGTAAAATGAAGAACAATGTCGCCGATCATTCTAGGTAGAGACAAACGAACATTAGAAACACCACTTGCAGCTTGTACAGCTTCAGTTGGCAGTGTTTGTGGCTGAACACCTAATTTGTTAGCCGCGTAAGATAACAGCCCTAAAGCTCTGTTTCTGTGTTGCTCTAACGGGATGATCGCTTCTTTTTTGTTTTTCTCACCAACCATTGCTAAATGCTGCCGGTTAATAATACCGCCTTTTTCGTATCCTTTGTATCCTCTGCCACGAGACATGTTTTTGATTCCTGGAGTGTTAAAAACCGATCCATAACGAGCTTTGATGTAACGGATTGCTGCAATCGCATTGTGGATCGGATTCCATATATCATTAAACCCTGGTAGCTTGTATGCATTGAATGTTGGTTCAATTGTTTGCATCAAACCCTTAGACGGCGTTCCTCTCTTGGCATTTATATCCCACAAGTTGATTGCCCGAGGATTCCCGCCGGATTCTTTCATTGCCATTGTTGACAATGGACCTAACCAACTCATAGGTGCTCCGGTGATCATTAATGCAGCTGTTATCCACTTCTTAACATTCCCGCCAACCTTGCCACCAAAAGACGAAAATGACCCTATTTGTTCCTCCATAAACTTTTTGATGTCAACCGAACTAAAACCTTTCACAACCCCCATCGCAGACCAATAACCCAGTTCAGCCATCTTTCGCGAGGGAGAATGAATGCCCATTTCATCACGAAACACTCTTTCTATTGCTCTCGCTAATTCTTTAGCTTCTGCTGAAACGTCTTCTTTTCTGCTTCTCATTCCTAAGATGAAATTTCCAACGAATGCGCTACCGAAACTTGTTCCATTACCTACAGCTTGTAGAATAGGTTGATAAAGGTTTTTGCTAATCCATGGATGAATATCTATTGACGTACTATTTACACCCAACCCGATATTTTTGGCATATGCTGAGCCAAATGGCTGACCATTCCCGACTGCTTGAAGAGTTGGTTGATAAAGTCTTGTTGAAATCCATGGATGAATATCAGTTTGTACTTGTTCCATTCCGATTACAAAGTTTTGAGCAAAAGCCCAACCGAAAGACTTAGCATTGCCCACTGCTTGCAATATCGGATTGTATATTTTCTCAGATATCCAGTTGAAAGGTGTTTGTTTCGCTGAATTTATTCCGATCAAAAAAGCTGCAGCAAAGGCCTGACCAAATTTTTGAGCATTCCCAACAGCCTGATTCAAAGGTTGATAGATTTTAGTTTGTAGAAAACCTTGCATGTCAACATTTTGGGGTATTGCTGCGTTTGCAGGTTTAGCAGGCTCCTCTTTTTGGCTAAATTTACTGCCTATCCACCCGCCTAGTTTTTCAAATAAATAACCACCTATGGCCGCACCTCCGATTGTTCCAAGTGGACCTAAAAAACTGCCAAGTGTTCCACCGATTACAGATCCTATAGCTTTCCCTTTCCCTTTTGCCCCCTTTGCAGTAATGATTTCTAAGCCACTTAATGCAGTACCTAGAAAAGGAATCTTTTTAGATATACCAGATCCCAATTTTGATATTTTTGAGAATCTCAGTTTTTTACTAGACTTGTTTTGCTGCGTCATTAATCGCTTCATATGATCGTCATATGACATAGATAAAGAAGAAGGAGGTTTTTTGTTATTTCGGTTTGGCCATTTATTTTTGACAGATTTACTAAAATCCCATATTCTCTTTGCTGCCTTGCCTCCACCTTTTAAACCCTTAATAATCGGAGATAAAAGCATGCTTGCTATTCCAACTCCTAAAAGAGTAGATACTGTAGCTCCTCCTATTGAACCGATACTAGGATTCTTAAAGGCTTCCTTCCACATACCACCTATGGATTCCAAGCCTTTTTGAACCCCATTTGTTATGCCTTTGAAAATGGCTTCTCCCATGAAAATGCCAACATCCTCAGCCCAGGGTTTTCCGGATGAATTCCACCAGTTATCGAAAGATGGTTTACCTTTATCGTTCCACCATTGATTGATGTCTCCGAGGACAAGTTTCACTTTCCCTTCAAAGCCAAGATTTTTAAATTTCGGATCGCTTAGATATTTATCTAACCTTTTTACGGCTGTATGAGCTTTTTCGACACCCCACACGATACCGTCACTTAAAACCTTTCCGAAATTGTTAAAAGCTTCACCATTTACAATTTTGGTTAGATCATCAATAAGAGGCTTGGAAGCTGCCAGCCCTCTTTTCCCAAATTCAGTAAACTTCAATTTTGTACTATCAATTAATTTTTGCCAACGAACATAGCCGGTTTCGTTCACTCTGTTTAGATATTCTTGGCTGTATCCCATTTTGCTTAATAGTTGGTCTAATTTCTCAAGTTTTTTCTGTAAAGTTGGAGCTGCTTTGATAGATTCAAGCATTGTTTTCGGTAAATTAAATCTTTCAGCCAAACTGATCATGTCACCAGACAATGCTTCGCGTATAGCAAAAGATGCACCTTCCATGCCTTCTAAAGGATTAGAAGCTGCCAGTCTTTCAGTTATTTTTACTGCATACTCCAATTCCTTTAAATTTTTTGTTAAAGGAACATAGGCTCGGCCTGATCCAAAAAAGTCTTCTTGACTGAACATGGAATTAGCTCCTGCTTTATTTAGAAAATCAAAAAAGTTTTTCGCCGCTTTTTGATTTTCTCCAAAAAGGCTAGTTACTTGAACTTGAGCTAACTCCATTTGTGCCGCGGCACCTATTGTTGCACGTGTTAACTTCTCCAGACCGACGACAGAAACACCGATCGTAATCCAAGCAGGCAAGCTATTTAGTGAATTCCTTATAAAACCAATCGATCGAGAAGCCATATCAACACTTTTGACCGTAACATGATAGCTTCTTGAAGCCAGCCGGTGGACAGAACGATCAATTGATCTTATTGTCTTTGAAGCTCTGTCAGTGGCTTTAATGAGAATGGGTTTATCTGATTCGCTTTTTAATTTCTTAAAATCTCCAGTAATAGCCCTTAGCTTTTTGCTCATTCGATCCTGCATGTCAAATAAGGTAGTTAATCGCGGCATCTTTTACTTCCCTCCTTTCTCTAGTTTTTTTAATTCTTTTGCCAACTGCTCAAGTTTTATCTGAATCGAAGCGTAATAAAATGCTTTTTCATTTCTCGGCGCATTGAATATCTCTTTTAGCTGTGATGGGGAATAGTGAAGTTCGTGTATGCAATAATGCATATAAACCGCATCTCTATCCCCATCAATGATTAGTTTTTTGCCTCTTCAACAAGATCGTCGAATTCGTCATCGAATCCATTGATTCGTACAGCCGCTTCAATCCACACGCTATATTCTCCACCGATGGAAAGAACACGTTTAGATACCTCAACAGGGTCCTCGGTTTTGTACGAATTTCTCATTTCCTCGGATTTGAAATCAGGAAAGACCGTGGACTCGATAGCCATACGGGCGTAAAAACGAGAAGTATCAAGGCGCTCGCCGACTTTTTTCCCGTTTTTCATGACAGGTTTCATACAACTTTTTTCTAGCTCTTCAATGTCCTCAGTTTTCATCGGTTTCATGATAAATGGAATGACTTTACCTTCTTTATCAAGATAACGTTTAGATACAATTACTTCTTCCTCTTCTACCGGTTTTGCATTACCTGCTAAGAAAAAACTGATATCACGTTCTGCCATTCAATCATCTCTCCTTTAAATTATTGTTTTTAAAATCAAAAAAGGGACAACTTAAAAGTCATCCCGTAATGATTGTGGTAAATCAGCATCTTCAAATGTGAAAGGAACTTCTTCCTCCAAAGCTTCTGAATCAACATCCAGACCCGCTACCTTTACACTGTCAAAGTTCACATCATACAGTGTTACGCGCTCCACACCACGTCCAGAGCTTTTATCATCTAGAACGGCCTGCAATGTAAAATAAGCATCCTGACCATTTTTAACATAATCAAGCATGATTTGAATAAATTTAGATGTGACTTTGTAAAATGTAGATGTCCCGGTCCCTTTTGCACCAGTTGTCTTATGACCTGTCATTCGCCGGCCCATGATATTGACTTCAGATTTATTTTTTTCAATCGTCGCTTCAAAATTTTTGATATATGCTAACTCTTCTCCATCAAGAAAAAGTCGTCCTTCCTTTCCACTGATCGTATTCTGAGCACGAAAAGCCATCTATCGCACCTCCACTCCAAAATAAAACTTCTCCGTACTGTCTATCGGTTGAACTCCAATATTGATATAGAACCCGTCTCCATCATCATTGATAGAGATTTGGATATCATTTTGACTATTGAAGTTCTTTATGGCCCCGCCATTTTGTAGTTCGGTCATGTAAATCGTTACAAGAGTATTCACAATCTGAATGCCATCATCGTTTGCCGGGATATCACTTCCACGATCTTTTCGTTCTTTTATTTCTTTTTTCAGTTCACGAGTAATATCGTTGTTGATTGCGTCTAAAATGCGGATGATTTTATTCTTTTGGAATTTCTTATCTTTTTCTTTTGTAAATGAAACAAAAGAGTTTATGTCTTTTTCTACTATCGCCACTTTGTCTCGTGGATCATATGTGAATAGGAATTCCCCATTTGCTAGACGTTCGATAATTTCATCGTTATCGAAACGGGGGTTAACGTCAATTGCACCGTCATATTCGACGAATGTAAGCGATTGATTGATAGTTGCCCCTGCACTTGCTCCTGCTACCCATGCAACTGTTTCAGCAGGTGTAAGAGTTTTTTCCGGCAACACTACACCGTTAGTTACATTGATAATCCCTTCATAATCTGCTGCATAATTAGGAACGACTCCGACAATTTTAATACCTTGTTCGTCCCTAACACGTTTGATAAAGGAGACAAATGTTGTTTTCAATTGTTCATCCCCATCAACAGGCAGCCCGATAGTATCAAAATGTTCTGTTTCGGCCGCAGCAAGAAAGTCCGTGTAATCCAGATTGGTAGGTATTCCATCTTGTCCGCCTGTCAATTTTGTTCCTGCTGTATCGGATAACGCTCCGGTTCCGGCAAATGTGACATAACCATTTGCTTTCAGTTCACCAAAATCAGCTACTGTTTGCTTGTCCACTGCCTTAGTGCCAACAAACGTAGTGACATCTTTTTTTGTGGGATCTAACACATTTGGTCCAATGACAATAGTGATATCATTCCCTTTTGAACCGCCATAAACAGCTGTAGCCGTCTGTCCTGTTCCAAATGTTGCGGTTGCTTTAGTTCCTTCATTAACACGATATGCCAGTACCGTTTTGCTTCGTTTTTTTGCTTCACGCAGCAATAAAAGAGATGGGTCACTTATGTCTAGTCCGATTTTCTTTTGCACATCGTCAGGCCCCGTAATCTCTATAAATTTTTTCGGCTCACCCCAGCTAAGAACTAACGGAATCGCTACTCTTCCACGTTCACCAACGGACAATCGTTCATTTGCTGCAGAAGTAAAACGAAAATAAATACCAGCACGTTCTTTTTCAACGCCTGGTGTCCAAGTACCGCCGTTCATCTATTGTCTAACCTCCTTTTTCAGAAATGCTTGAATTCTCTTTTCTGCTTCTTTTTTAGTTGCTCGCGTTTCTTTGTAATCAAAAAAAGCACCATCAAAAACTTCTGGTTTTACACCAAATAGTTTTTGAGAGTGCTGTCTCAATTCATATAAAAAGAATTCCTGTTCTTCTTTGACATTTTCCACTTTCTTTTCAGCCACTTTATTTCACCCCGCTATCGACACCAACATCTTGAAGTGGTGTATATTGTTCTTTTTCGTAGTAATATCTGCTATCCCAGGTTAGCTGGATAATCGCTACTCCGCTGTCCGCTATTCTTGTTTCTATTCGGCTAATTCGGATATAATCACCCGTTTCCGCCCCATCTGGCTTCAACAAAGGAATGAGATTCCTCTTTGTTCTGATTGCGTCTGCTATCCTCTCTGCTTCATCAGAAGCCTTCTGCGAATCCTTATGAAATAACTTAACTGACAAGTTATAAGTCTTTTTAAAAGTTGAAGTTGTATCATTGCTGTCGAATGAGAAAGGTTCCGGGAAATACAGACTCGGAATAGCAAAATTTTCAGGAACTTCTTTTGTGTAAACCCTACAAGGGAAAAGTTGATAAAAACAGCTCATAATAGACCCGACTTCCTGGTTCATACGCCGCCTCCTAAAATGTATCCAGCCATTGTTGGACCTTTTTTTCTAAGCTTTTTGAGAACATTTTTTCGAAAATCACAAGGGCGTTGTCCCAATAATGGCTGCCTTCGACCCATTGAAATTTAAGTAACATTCCGCTTTCTTTCTCGTCAGGGTCATATTCAAAACGATCCCCTTTCCACCTTCCTGGGACCCATCTACGATCTTGGTTTTTGTTAGGATCTATTGTGAAATGTCCATCATTAACATAGGAAGCATAATCAAGATTGGTTCCAACATGAAGAGCAAGTCCACCGCTTTTTAGCTCCCAAATGTTATCTCCATCTCCTTTTTTGAAGGAGTTTAAGAGATTACGTGTATCAACTGTTTTGGTACGTATAATCTCATCCTGAACGATGTCCAGAAACTCCATTCCCATACCCTCGAGCCATAGAGTCATTTCTTTTCTGAGCCCATCATTTGCAGCCTTATCGAGTTTTTTAATCAATTCATCCAATCCTTTTATTTTCATAGGTTTTCGCTCCTAACAGCTGTTACTTCGATATGATGATTTCGAATCTTTTTAGGGATTTGGAGCTTGAACTCAATCCCATTCCAAACCACTTTGTCATTCTGTCTTACATCAGCATTCGGTAAAAAATGGACCAGAAATGATTGAATGACTGTTGGATTAGGATCCCCCTGTGTGATTGTTTGATTCTTTTCAGTGAAATAGCAAGGTTCATTCAATAGATCGGGAACATCATTGTAAGAAAATTCTTCTTCTAAATCTTCAGACGGGATCCCCCATGACCCACCGTTTTCTTTTTTCGTTAGATGGTAAATATCACAACGATGGATGAGTAAGTTACGATAACTCATAAGGCTCTCATCCTTAGATTTACCGAACCTATTCGAGAAGGTTCAGTTTTGATATATTCTTTCAATAAGTTGTAAACGTCAGGCTTTTTAATGCTTTGACCATCGGAGAGAGTGTATGAGTAATCGCCAATCTTTTCGCTTTTAATGCCTTTTGTTATGGATTCGTCGCTGTTGATCAACGCAAAGAACTGTGCCATCTTCAAAAGAGCAAGTTTTGCTTTTTCCGGAAGTGGATCATATTCTGAAAAGTCATGGCCAACAATACTTTCGATTTCAACTTCCGCTTCTATGATGTCTTGCTCCAATAGTGAATCAGGTCTTTCCTTCACGACATCAAAAACAGAATAAGCTTTTAAATCAGCAGGAGTGATGAGCATGTGTCATCACTCCTCTTTAGATGAACTATTTTCCTTTTGTGTTTTCACTTCTTCCAAGTCTTCGTATTTACTTAACAACTCATCTCTCTCTTTCGCTGATACTTCAACAGGTTCATTTGCATAGAAAAAACGCCCGCCACCAATATGAAGAGCGCCTTTTTTGTGTTTATATTGAATTTTAGGCATTGATAAACTCCCTCCTTAAAGCTTACTTCCTGTCATCCATGCAACTGCATCTACTTCACGGACAACTGCATCGAGATAAGCGTAAAGAACATGGTATGTTGCGTCCTTTGCAGCCGCAGTGGCTCCTTCAGCAGTACGGATATAGCGTAATTGACGAGTAAACACCGGTTTCAAGTTACTCATCGGAGTTAAAGCAGCAAAACCACTTTGCAATTCTGCTACTACCTCAACAGGATATCCTGCTAATCGTGTAATTTTACCATCTTGCAGAACCGCGTCACCAAATCCAGTTTGGCGTTGTGATACCATAGCAACTAATTTATCATTTGTTTTTTGTGTGATGAACCAAGTGATGTCTGAAAAGCTTTTATAACGTTCTGGTAACAATTGAATGTGATTCACGAAATCTAAAATGGTAGGTTCGTTGTTTGCCAAATCCGTTTTGTACGGTGATTGTTTCATTTTCTTAACAAAACCATCTAGGATGCTTAGGAATGGATCTGGAGTAGTTCCATCAGGAAGTTTTGCATCCGTATCGCCGTTAAAAATTAAATCTTGAAGATCCACACCAAATTGTTTTTGGATCATATCGATTACTTTTTGTTCGATGTTATCGTTGCGTCCTGACATAGAGTAGAACACATCATCATTTTGCAACCATTCATCCCATTTCACTTTTTTAACAGCATACGGAATTTGACGGTTACTAATCGAGCCTGTACCTGTTGGAGTATCATCCTTTCCGGCTTGGCGAATTTTACGACGACCGACAGATAAAGCATCAATGTTTCCAGCAGGAACGTTTTTAAATAATGGTTGTAGTTTAGGCAATGTAGATGCCTGGTTTATCGTATCTACAAGGAACGCTTCTGCGTCACTTGTAGCCATTGGAATATCCAAATTCTTTTTGATTGTTGCCACTGCAGCTTCCTTCGTTAAAATTGTTTGATTATCCATTCTTTATTCCTCCTTTATTTACTGAAATAGACGCATATATCCTTTTTGCACGTCAGTTTGTTGTGGACTCGGCGGGTCCTGATCAGCTTGTTTAGAAATTCCTCGTGCTTTTTCAACGGCATCCAAACGTTTCATGATAGGATCCAATTTTGCATCGAGAATTTCACCAAGCTGTTTTGCAATATCGTCCTCACCAGATTGCTGGCCTTCACCTTGGTTAGAAACGCCTTCTCCCTTTTCAATTTCATCCAGACGTTTTGTGATCGCTGATAGCTTTTCATCAAGTAGTTTTTCGATATCCTCTTTTTTCACTTCTTCTTCCTCCTCTTCTTCGAGCGCAACTAATTCAGCAAGTGCTGCGTGCGCCTCTTTGATTTTTTGCATGTTAGCAGCAGAAATTTTCTTTCCTGCTTTTTCAACTTTTTCTGGCGGTTTACCAACAGCTTTTGCTATGTTTTCGGAAGCGAGTAAATCAATTAAGATGTCAGATAAATCCTGTATTGCTTCGCGAATTTTTGTTTCATCGTTCTCAAATTCGTATTCATCTGTTTGCCAATTGTAACGACGTAAAACGGATTCGAACGAATCAATAGCAACCCAAAAACGATTTGCTTTTGAACGTTGTTCGTATTTATCCTTCACAGCACCTTTTTGAACATCCGTTTTTCCTGTAAAGAAATTTTTGACCAAATAAAAAAAGCCCTTCACTTCGTCATCATCACTTGACGTTTGAGTGATAGGCTTTTCTCCTTTTTGAACATCAACAACTTCAGCTGTTCCAGCCATAGAGTAACCTGTAATTTCACCTTTTTTTATTTGCTCCCATATTTCATCAGAAGCCTTTGTAACAAGTACCCAGGAACCTTTTTTTATTTCTTCATTGCCAATCGTGAAGTCTGTCGGGGCGATATATGACTCGACAACTTCACCAACACCAGGGTTGAAGTCATGCTGCTTATCAATGTTACGGGCATCTTTCAAAAACCCATGAGCTGCTTTTTCAATTTCAGCTGCAGTCATGAAATCTCCGTGAGAATCTACCGCATCCGGCTCATAGACCACACCGTAGACTAGCTTTTGCTCTTCTTCCTCTTTGTTGACGAACACCTTCACTTCTTTTTGAAACGTCGGTTTCTCTTCTGATTTTGTGAGAAAGAACTGTTTTTTATTGGCACCCTTGTCCACATAACTAACATGTGTTATGTGAGCATTTTTTAATTCCCTCGGCACAATAGTTCACCTCCTTTCAACTATCGTTCAATAACAGCAATTGCGCTATTGCATTCTAAAATACATTCACCCGTTTCGGTATCAATAATTTTCACATTGTTCATGTCTAGGTATTTTGAATTCAACACATCCCCGATCTGCGACATTGCATAATCGCCTCTTGTGAATCCACCTTTCCATGACTTGTATATCTCGTCAATTCTGTTCAATTTAGCATCAGAGATACTCATTACCTTTCCTCCTACTTATTTAATTCTTCCAAGGTCTCTTGCCGCAACTGTTCCTTTTCTTCCTTAGAAAGCCCCAGAATATTTTCATCAACTACCGGACCCATTGCACAATGACAGTTTACCCTCTCACTAGCCGGCAAAGATGGATCCCTCGGGTAATCTGCTTCATGACCATTCACATCAAACTTTTCATCAACACCAACAATGGTTCCGTCTAACTCAACATGTGCAGGACGTGGATTGTTTTTCTTTGAACCGCTATGTTTCCACTTCTTACCCGTTACCGCTGGGCTTTGCATATAAGATTCCCATTGCGCCCTACTGGAAGCAGTTAAAATTTCTGTAATTGCAGTTTTCCGTGCCCTCTTTCTATCAAATTCAGGTAAATTCTTCATTTTTAGTTCTACATCTTGAATCGAGTCCCCATTTTCAATAGCAGATGTTAGTACCTCTTCAATGGCTTTATGGGTATTCAACTTCATCAAATCTGCTAGTTTGATAGACCAATCTTTAATCCAGTTCACCGTTTGGGCAGATGTCTCGACAAAAGGGATATCAGGATCAATTGATTCCATCAACTTTTTGCATAATTCTTCAATTGTCAATTGAAGAAATTCTGCCGTTACCTCACCGAACTCTTCAACAAATTCGTCGGCAGCAAAAAGATCATTGGTAAAGTACTGTAGCAACGCTTCTAAGGTAGGTTTGTCATCCTTAGATACAAATCCCTTAATTTCATTCAAATAAAGCTTCCGTTGGTTCCTAAGCAACCTAGAGATTGCCTTTTCATAATCTTCAACAATTTTGGGTAAACTCTCTAACCCGGGGAAGTCTGGTACAACCTCTGTGAGATCTTCATCATCTTCTTCCTCGGCCTTAGCAATAAAATCATTTAGGCTTTTAAGAAGCTTTTCTACCTTGTTCATGGTTTCAGCTCCTCGAGAACATCCCGCATATCTTTCAGCAACATAATTAAATCATTTTGTTGCTCTTTTGATTTCTGCATCATAATAGGGAAAGTTGTTTGCTGTTCCCTCAATATCATTTGGAATGGCAAGTTAAATTCTTCTGGCCATTCCTCAAGTGTTTTGCCTAAAACCCTACCTAACAGGTCTCTAAGGTCATTCGGCGAAACAGCTCCAGCATTAATAAAAGGCGTTAAGACCTTTGCAATTTCTACTGGGTCCCTAAAGTCAGGTCCTTTCAAAGTGATTTTTACACGTTGCAATTCCAACGCAGGAAGAAATAATGTGTTTAATTTGTTTGCTAGGGAATTTCTTTCTGGCTGAAATACTTGCTCCTCTGTTATTTTTCGAGCTGTATCCGCCGTTGCTCGGTTGTATTCATGAGCTTCACCGGTATAAAGTGGCGGCAATCGAAAGGCTGAGCGCAACTTTTCTCGCGTTTTTTGGTCATATTCAAGGAACAAAGCATCCTGCTGTAGAACTTCCGCTAAGGATTTTATTTGTACTTTCACAGGTGCTGGTTTGTCCATTCCGGTATCGGTTGTTGTTTCAATCCCTTCTGCTTCTAACAGCAAAAATTTATGCGCATTTTCCACTCCTTCGATGCTGTTCATATATTCCTGTAGTTGGTTAAAAGATGTTTCCGAAAGCATTCCGTTTTCCACAATAATTGCAGCAGGAGTATGTCTGCCTTGTTTGAAGTACATGTAATTCAATTCTTCTGCTTTTCTTGCTCCGTACAAAGAAACAATATGGCCAATCCATCTAGGAATACCGTATGTTCCGCTGCCTATTTTAAAATGGATTACTTCCGTAGCTCTCAAGTGCTCTGGTGTGTTTTCATCAAATTTGCCATTTGTCAGATTCATCACTCGAGGATCGCCATACTCCTTAAAAAACACCTTCTTGCCGTTCACCATTTGCACATATCGTCGGAATTTTTTCCAGCGTTTGATTTTTTTAGGCACTCCGTTTTCTGTGATGGTAAATTCAACTTCTTCCGGCACTGTATAGGAGCACACTCGCATATTCTGACAGTCAACATATTCAATTCCAGCTGGCCTTCCTAGCCCATCTCTCAAAACCTCGATAAAGCCGTTTCCCGTCTTTTCACGATCTTCAAGAGCATATCCTAAAATTGTTTCAGCCGATTCATCAAAATGGAGATACTTGATGAATTCTTCTAATCTCACCCATTCATTTTCAACTTGTTTCTTTACTTTCTCCGAAACATCTTTTGCATTGATATCGAAAGTGTAATCTGGTTGGAGTCCAAAACCTACAATATTGGTTCGATAAGCATCGACGCATTGCTGAAGTATCGTCGAGTATTTAGCAATGCGTTTCAATTCCTTTAAATTGTACGGAGGTTCGATTACTTCATCGCTGTACAAATTCTTGAATTCATCTTCATATATTTGGCGTGTCGTTGCGCTTGGTGCTTCTACCTTCACAACGCGCACTCTCATTTGCTGCTGTGCCATAGCCTACCTCCTTTCTCTGTTTGGTCTTTGCCGTACTTTCGGTTTTTCTTTCAGGTCTGCGACTTCATAATCATCGAGCGCATACCATATAGCCGAAAGGGTATGAGGGTCTCTATTAAATTCGTCTTCAATGATGTTTCCGTTTTTGTCTTTGGCATATGTTAAATCTTTAAGTTCAAAAATGGTATTAGTGCATCGGTCTGAACAAATAATTTTCTTGAACCGCTTTATCTTTTTTGTATATTGCAGCCTGGATCCTTGGAATTTTCGTGCACCAACCATATTAAAACCGAGCTCTCGAAAATAACGGATGGTTTTTGGTTCGGCGCTATCTGCCTTTATCAGTTCTTGGGTCTCTTTAAACTCTTTTATATCCTCTGCTGTTTTCGGGTCCGTTTTATCCCGATCGTAATATTCCCAATAGATATAAAGAATTTTCTTATCATGATCCACCGCCAAACGTATTAAGGCGTTGTAAGAATCAACAAAACCGAAGTCCATGCCAACACGTTTTATCGGCTTACGAATGTTTGAAATAGCTTCCATAACTTTATCATGCGGAGCTACTTCAAATTGAGGAAATACCCGAACTCCGTTAACGCCAAAATGACCTTTCCGGGCAATACGGTAAAGGTCTGGATCATAATCTTTCAATTCTTCCAGCTGGGCTATATAACTTTCAGGAAGAAACAAATTATCATCGGCCGTCGAATGATGATAATAGGTATCGTTTGTTATGATTGTACGTTTTTCATACAGTTCTTTGTCATCAAGAATTAGTCGTTTATTTTGTTCATCTTTAAAGAAATGCTTATACGTCCAATTATCTTCACCAACAGGATTTGTTGAGAGAATCATATGAAGCTTCAATGTTGGATGACGTAAACGTCCAAGCAGTTCTTTAAAGCCTTCATATTTGACTTCGGAACACTCTTCAACCCAAATAATTGAGACGTTATGAATTGATTTCAGCTTGGCAGGCTTGTCCATTCCCTTAAAAATGATTTTTGATCCGTTAGGGAAACGGATTTGCATTGGAGAAACGCTGCATTTAATTTTATTTTCAAAACCCAGATCGTTAATGATTTCTTCAAACAATGAGTAACATGATTCCCTTATCGTTTCATAAACTTCACGAACAACAAGTGCTGTTCGTTTTTCCTCTAATAGCTTTAAAATCAACTTGAGTGCAATATGATAACTTTTAGATGAACCGTAACCGCCGACAAGAAAATAAAACTTATGGTTCCAATCAAATAGGAAATCTTCAAAGTGAGGGTTCACTTCTTTTTCAATAATCATGAATCCTCACCCTTGCCTTTCCGCTTGATGAGGATTTCAATCGGCTTGTCGTCGGAACCGGAAGAAATTTTTTCAACCTCCGCCTTCGTTTTCTCGATTCCTAACCGCATTTGCTCAAGTTTCAATCGACGTTCATCATCCATGCTTGCCATCTCTTCAAATTGTTTAATCAGACTTCGCAATTCAGACATTGCCCTAGATTGAGCGTTTAGGAACGTAGCATGACGATCCCAAGCAAACTGGAATTCATATTCTCTTTCAACATAAGTCGGAATTGATTCAACATTCCCTTTCGGATCCTTGCTAACTTCCAATTCCGTTTTCTCTTTTTTGAGCTCTTTTATCATTTCATTCTTGTCTTGAACGAACATAATTTTCTGCGCCCGAATGATGGCTGCGTATTGAATCATGATTTGATCCCAAACAAGATCAGCAGGACTTTTCTCTCCCAGCATCCCCATGATTTCTAGCGTTTCTTGCGGGATGTATTTCGAGAAGAAGCCGTGCTTCAACGCATTTTGATTTCCTTTGGGAGCCGAACCACCCTTATTACCCTTTGCATTTATATTCCCGATAGGTGCGCCTCTTTTATTTTTTGTGTGCACACCTTTTTCTTTGTGTGCGCCCTTTTCGCGTGTCCAGCCATACCGTTTTTTCCATGACTTGACCGTATTCAAAGACACCCCATATTTTTCAGCAATGTCTTTGTATTTCATCCCTTTGACATAGTCCTTTTCTGCTTTAATATGATCAGCTGCCATCTACATCACCTGCCACCTCCGCGTTTGTGTTTGTTTTGGAGCAAAAGAAAAAGCACCCCGAAGGATGCCATCATAAAATTAAAATAATAGTTCTATTGATTTGATTTCGCCAACTTTTTTCGTTTCCCCAGTAGATTCCTTCATCACTTCCATATTTTCTGATTTCTGTTGATGCTTGAGTAAGATTGCAATTTGGTCTGCTGTTAACGCCACATCATGAGATTCTGGCCCCCACGAACTACCGTCTTTAAAATGATAAACCAATTTATACCTTTTATACATATTATCCCTCCTCTTCCCTCATTCATTTCGGTACAAAGGAGTATCTTCCCTACCATATTCGTTCGTCAAATTCCAACAAAAGATTCATTTCATAAGTCCTTTACATTCAGGAAACAATGTGTTATTTATATGTTAAGTAATATCTTCTCATCCTCCCTTTGGTCTGTATCGTCCCTTCCACCAAAGGGATTTTTTTATGCCAGGAAAGTTCCTCCTCCCCGTCCTGCCTTCCATTTTACACAGCCGATAGTTCATCTTGCAAAATTGTATCCTTTGGAACATTTGGAACATCTGGAACATTATTCGCTAGTTGTCCCACTATGGAATCCTTTAGTCTGCGAATATGCGAATGAGAAAGACCCATATGCATCGCGATCCAGCGATAACTTTTTCCCTCAAGCAACCAATGCAGTACCTCAAGTTCCCGTTCATCAGTAATCAAGTGCATTCTCTCCTGAATCGCTTGCACTTTCCACTCATATTCCTCAATTTTCTTCCATCGCTTTTCCCGACGGAGATATTCTCTGTAGATCGGATCCCCGGTTAATCCCTTAGGCTTTGGAAGAGTTGATTCATCACCATATTGAGCAGTAATTCCTTCTCCTGCATGTTTTAGCGAATCCCGCATGATCTTAATCGAATTGATCATCCAGTGATAGTCTTTTAGGATTTGTTCAACTTCTTCTTTTAACATAGAAATATCACTCCTTATCCCTTATCGTTGTCTAAAAGCTCCGCCTTTGCCGCGGCGATAAACCGGCCGATCCATTCCCATGAGTTCCCTCAGTTCACGCTCCGAAAAATCTTTCCTTGCCCGCTTGGGTTTTGGTTCCTTTTGATTTCTTGCTGGGCGATGCATCGTTCTCATTATGCATTCCTCCTAATTTAAAAAATAAAAAAGGACACCAATCATACAGAAATAGCCATGCTATTCTGTACAATCAGTGTCCTCACGCTCTCGGTCTTGGACATATTTGGTTCTATTCCCATTATATCAAGCTGTTTAAATTCTGTCTTTCAACATAATAGGATGGGAATTTTTACCCATTAACAAAACCAAGATTACTCATTAAATAGGTATTATTATCCATTTACTACAAATGTAATCATTTATAAAATTTAACTTGTAAAAAATTGAAGGGAAGGTTTAAAAATGAAATTAAAAAAGGTTAAGATTCTCATCGCATTAATTATTAGTTTTTGTTTTGCTAGCATGGTAAATCCTGCGGAAGCAGCTTATCTCGTCAGTATGACACAAAGTGGAAACAAATATATCTACTCTAATAATCCCGAATCTATTCAAGGGACAATGGTAAGTTCTTCTCCATACGGAAAATATACTATTGATCAACCTCTCCAAAGTTCAACAACCTATGTAGCAGAATTTTATCACCACAATTATACTGGAGATTCTTTGCGTGTAGGAATTGCTATTAAGAACAATAACAGCTATACAGCAAATGTAAGAGTTCAAAATAAGGCAATTTTAGCTGGTCAATATACTTTGGAAACCTCTACATCTGTTCTTAGAGATTTTGGGAATAGCACAAACGATCAAACAATTTCCATTCCTGCTAACAGTACTGTAACAATACTTTACACAGATGTACCAACTCAATACATTGTGAATGGGAAAGTAAAATTTACTCCTCAAGCAGGGAATATGAATGCGCGTGTATTCTTTATTTCAACAAGCAAATACAATGTAAATAATATTTTTAGTTTGCCAAGAGCAACATCTGCAAACAGTTCAATGACTACCGCTTTCTTTAACTATGATACACGTACTGTCAATGTAAACGCAGCTACTACTCCTAGTTTCTATCTATCAGCATATCAAGACAACCCCGGAGAATACGAAACGGGTACAAATGTTTTAGGTAGCTCTAAGTTATTAGGAAACTATGGAATTGTTTATGATGTTTATTTAAGTAACGCAGCCGGAAAACGAATTAAAATTACACCGAACTTAGCTTCCCAAGGTGCTACTCAAGCGCAAATTGTATTATGGACAGCTTCTAACTCTTGGTATAGAACAACTTATGTGAATCGTTCTAGCTCCCAGCCATATTGGTTAATGTCTGTACCTAGCGATGGCCATTTTAAATTTACCCTTCCTGGTGGAAACTTCGGAAACGTTCTATTCGAAATAATCAACTAATATAGTATTAAAACAAAACCTGCCAGCAATAACTGTTGGCAGGTTTTGTTTTTCTAATAGTACCTCCTTAATGAATAACACCAAACAAACGGCTTATCCCGTTCATTTAGTGTCCTCGGTTCTTCCGTAGGACTTAATCATTATTTTGAAGTAAAAGCTTGCTTTCATTAAGAATTTAGTAGATAATCAAGTTTAATATATTAAAAAGTAGGTGATATATTGGGTAATGATGCGAATTTGATGTCAAAAATATACGATTTAAGAATGATGATGATTCAGCATGGAATTAACAAAGGCTTATCTGACCCAGAAACTATCAAATATAGTCAACTGCTTGACCAATTAATTTTACAAGCACAATTAAACAACGACTTCTAATTACTAATATTAAATTCCCACTCTTAATCACATCTAGCACTTTCCCATCTTTCTAAATTACTGTATATTCGCCGTATCCAGTTTGAAGAACTTCTATTTTAGTAATTCTTCCGTCTTTCACTACATACAACGAGTTTTCCATAAGAGAAATTTCTACAGTCACTTTATCATTATTTACGTTCATCAGAATCTCTCCCATTAGTATAATTTAATTAGATTACGGAGATCATAGTATTAGAACAAGGCCACATCCAGTATTCCGCCTCCACCAGAACGGCCTTGTTCTTTTTTGTTTTTATTCTTTAAATCTTTAATAAGCATGTCCTCTATAGATAGACAGTATGAGTTGAAAAATTGGTTTCATTTATCAAATTAAAGTAAAATCCATGTTTATCCAAAACACGATGTAAACTTTTTCATACACTAACAGTATCCTTCGAACGAAAGGAGGAACTTCCATGTCTCAATACGGTGGTGGATCTTATAATAATGGTTTTGTATTAGTTATAGTATTGTTTATCTTATTAATTATTGTCGGCGCATCTTTTATGAGTTACTAACATCTAAAAACAAGAAACGCCGATCTAACCAGCTGCCTCCTTCACAGGGATATTCTGCTCAGTTGGGATATCCCTTCTTTCTCAGGTCCATATATTGTTTCAAACAGTCTGAATGTTTATAAATATTTTAAGAGGTGATTTTTCTAATGTTTAATAGACCAGTTGTATGTCCACCTAGATATATGGTGCGAGACCATTTTGTTCCTCGTGTAGTTCCTTATATCCATCCGGTTGTCAATATTAATCGTTACAATATCGTCAATGTTCCTAGACATATTTATCAACCTATTACAAGAAATATCATTATTGACCCTGGATATCCTACTCGTTGCTGTTAAATAACAACACAAAGCGTCCTGCATTTTTCTTATGTAGGGCGTTTTGTGTTGTACTTTTCACTTTAAAACAACTCGCTTTCCTCGAATTTGATTCTTGCTGTTTTTCCCTTTGCTGTTTCAATGATCGTAAAACCGTGTTCGACGGCTTCCGCTACCTTTGCTTTCCCTTGCACACCGTCAATCACAACGACAAGCACTTTTCCTGGAACAACCGGATGCGAGACTGTCATGTTATCTATATCAATCTGCAATTCTTGCGCTCTTTTACTACTCACCGGAATCCCTCCATGTGGTATAATGAAGTTAGGTGGTCGGGAGAAATCTCGGCTTTTTATTTATCTGTTTGATAACTGACTATATTCAAAGTCAATTTTTAATAGGTCGTTTGTTCGAATACAATAGCGACAGCTATTTTCCACGCTACAATTCCCCGCAAATACTTCATACACTTCCGAAGTACAACCGCAATTCTGGCACATTTGCGCTGGATAAAATCCTAGAACAACCTTCTGGCAACATGCACATTTGGAATCATAGCAGTTTGTTTCTTTATTCCAGTACGGCAACATACACGATCCGCAGTCTGTGCACCAATGGTCGTTTTTTGAGATTAAAGCAAAGGTATAAAAAGGCACGTATTGATCTTGATCTTCAGTAATAAAATCAAAGATCGTCATCTGTTGGGCCATCATCTTCCTATCCCTCGTTTCTTGCGATTCTGCGGCCAGCGCCAGTCAATGAGCCGGCGCTTGTCATGATCGTACTGCTTTGGCCGTGGCCGATTCCGATAGGCTTCCAACTCCTCGGGCGTCAAATAGCTGACGGTCACCGGGCCATTGAATGACTTTTGTTTCATGTGTTTTCCCTCCTAATCGGCGTTTCATTTCATCACGCGCCCGCTGTTTGTAGCAATCAGGGCATTTTTCATAGTGAAGAATGACGTGCAGCTGTTTGAACGTTGCCTTTGACCAATCCACGGCGCTCCTCCCTTTCCAATCGCTCGTATTCCTGCTGAATTTCCTCAAGGGTCAACTTGGAGAGCAATCGGCCGGCGCTTGTCGCAAAAATGACTCTTCTCCGCAACCGCTGCATGAGTACATGCTTTAGCAACAGCACTCTCCTTCCTCCTTTGCTTTTACTTTTTCAAAAAAATGATCGAGCGTTGATGGTGGGTACATTCTCCCGTTTACCCGAACCGACACGAGCCGCTCTCTCGTAATCTCATATCGCTCCAATATCTCAATCAAAGCCGCTTCGGATTGAATGCTTCCGGTAAATCCGGACGATTCGCCCAACATCGTTGCGATACTCCAAACGGATCCATAACGGGTAGCCCATCAACATCACCCGTCAGGATTGTTTTTATATTTTTTTAGCCGTTCTTCTAGCTCACGCCGCTTGCGTTCCAATTCCTCTTGGTTCGAATGTTTTTCATCTTCTTCGGGTTGTGAATAGTCAGGATTGAGCCAATCCGGGATCATTTCCGTGCGAGTCGGCTTTCTTGATCCGTTAGAGCCATTGCGTTTTTTTGCTTGCTGCTCTTTGAACGCTAGTTGAGCAGCACGAACCTGCTCGACCGTTCGATATCCTTTCGAAGCCCAGTCGCGCAAAATGGTTTCGACGTAGCTCCATGATTTAGCGCCGTTCTCCACCGCAATTTTCATCGCTTCTAAAACTAGCGCCTCGGATGTGTCATCGATCCAAGTTGATATTCTTTCGCTTATGTAGCTGCCGATGGCGCCGAAGCCGTTTTGTTCAAAAAAGGCAAATGGATTCATAGATTGGCGCACGCGCACGTCTTCTTCTACTTCTTTTTCTATATCTGTAGTAATCTCTGTAGTATTCTCTGGTATTGGTCTGTTCAAATTGAGCAGCTCGTCTGTGCAAAATGAACAGATGGACTGTTCATTTTGAGTAGATGGACTGTCATTTTCGTCAGTCGACTGCTCATTTTGAACAGTCGAAGTATCAACTTGAGTAGTCGATTGTTCCTCTTGAAGTTGCTGCAGTTTTTCGTAGTTGATTCGATACCACTTTGTTTTATCAATTTTAGACCGATTAAAATTCCCGGTAATAATTAGCCCTTGCTTCTCTAATTTTGTGATAATACGGCGGATTGTGCTCTCCGACCAGAAAGGAAATTGCTCTTGCCATTCCTCATAGGTGTTGTAAACCCACTTGTACCCTTCGTAAGTGTGGGTGCTACGCTCTAACCAATAATGCAATTGTTGCAAAATAATGCTTTCGTTTAACCCTACTGTTTTCGCCAGCGATGGCAAAATCACCAACGGCTCGTCGTCTAAAAGAAGATTTGTAGACACCAGTATTCCCCCTTGCTTTCTCAAACTCCGTCAGGAAAAGGGGAAGCTCCCTATTCCTGAACAGTTCCTTCCACTTCCGTTTCGATTACTTCCCCTTCCAGGTATTCCGCTTCCATATCAACATAATCCTCGACGTGTTCCGGTTCTTCGTTGAAATCGCGACGAACTGTTTCATCAAGCGAAACATTGCGCTGAATTTCGATCGAGATCGGCAAATATTTAATGAGTTGGCGAATAACCGTTTTCTTGGCCATTGCTTCGTACTCCTCACGCCACGGCCCGGACTCTTTCGCCCTAGAGTATTTGTCACGAAGGCGATTGATTTCTTCGACCGACATAACGTGAAACGCATGTCCACCATCTTTGAACTTGGCGTACGCGTAGAACCCGATCAATTTTCCGCGATCGCCGAACAGCAACGGCTTGTGGCGCAAACGTTCATCAAGTCCGTATTCAAATTCAAATTCATCGTTTTCATAGACTGCTTCGGCTTTAATCGTTTCAACCTCGCCGGATCGGCGGACTAAGTCGATTAGCCCTTTATAGCCGATCACGAATTGGACTTCTTTCGTTCCGTTTTTCCGATTCTTGAATGGGATGAGGTAGCAATGCCCGAGCAAGCCCGGCTCAAGACCTAATTGAGCCGCCTGCATGATCGCACCGAGCAGGCTCTTGATTTCGCACGATAGCAGTTCAGGATTTCGACGCATTTCTGTGAGAGCAATTCGAATAAGACGATCGCCATTAAGATGTTTCGGCAGTGCACGTTCTAATTCCGGTTTCATTTGTTGAAGGAGATCGGCGACGGTGACCTTGCCGCCGTTTTGTTTTTTAGTCACTTGGCCGCCGTTTGCTTTTGTCACTAATTGATTTTTGATTTTTTCCGCTTGTGTCATCACGATACCACCTTTCTAGTTTTTTTATTTTTAGAGATACTGAATCGACGATAGGTCGCCGTTTGGACGTATTGACGATACAAATCCGGGTGTTCTTTGGCAAATCGTTTAGAATCGAACCGGTTCGAGTTCACGACCGACCATTTCACGACGTACTCACTCGTACGGCCACGCTCACGTTCGCCCAACAGAGCTTTGATTTTGTTCTCAATCTCCGCCTTTTTCTCGCTCTTTTCCTTGATCTCCGCGTTTACTGCCTCTAATTCGGCGATGAGCGCATCCACTTCCCCAGGCAGCTCTGCTTCGTCATCCACGACAGACTTCACCGGATACAAGAGGTTCAATAGGTTTGTACTTGCTTCGCTTCCGTCCACTTCCGGTGGACGCTTTTCGATGACGCGTTGCCAAAATTCCGCCTCAATTTCAATCAAGTAATTGATGATTTCTTCGTCGCGTTCGATGACATCCCAACGAAACTTGTTACCACCGATTAAGACCGCGATGTACCATTTAGAGCGACCGGTAACAGCCATGTAGTGCTGGCATTGGATGAAATATTGATCCGGAATCTTTTCACCTTCCACCCATTCATCCTTGAGATATTCGCTCGCCGTTTTGCACTCCAGCCCAGCATCTTCGCCGACAACGAGCCGATCCACGTTGGCAATCATAAATGGGTATTCGGGATGGCACAGGATCGCATTCCGGCGTCGAACTTTCAAGCCTGTTCGCTGGCTGAATTCCTGTGCGACGATATCCTCTAGGATTGTCCCCCAATAAGCTGCTTCGCTCGGCACGGATTCCTTCACACCTTCCACTTTTTCGTAATACACTTGAATCGGACTTTTATATTTGTTAAGGCCTGAAATGGCGGCCGCATCCGAGCCGCCGATGCCTTTCTGACGTAACCGCAACCAATCTAGACGGCTCATATTCGCCGTTTCAGCAAGAACAATCATAGAATCACCTCTTCGTATTCGACTGTTTCTAATAAGTGCTCTGCTAAACAATGAGTGTCACAGAACAAGTCCCCCTCATAACGAATAGCTTCATGTTCTTGATATAATTCACGGTAACAATGCGTACATTTGGCAACTTCCGGTAGAGATTGTGCGTCGCGTAAACCGATAGCAAAACGATCAAGATTCATATTAAGTTCCTCCCGGACAAAAATTGTGTTATACTTTTCTTGATTGAAATTTTTAGACATTCTATCTTTTTAGCTCACTTGTCAGAGTGAGCTTTTTTCTTTTTTAATCATTTGTGACACAAAATCGATTTTGATACCGCGACGACGCATGTCTTGGACAATAGCCGTCAATTGTGCACGGCGAGCTTTCTGGAGCAAATCCACTTCTTGCAACATGATTTGTTCGCCTCCCTTTCTTTTCAGACAGACTGAGCTATTTTTCTTTGATAAATTTTTTCTTTTGCCGCAAGTTCAGTGGCAAGCAACAACGCTGGATTATTCCGTAATTTCGCACAAAATTCGCGAACCTCAGAAGCTTTCATTAAACGACTTGCCGTAAAGCAAATACTCATTGTTTATCTCCCTCCTTAGCATTTGATAAACCCTTTAGATTTGAGCTTAGAACGATGTTTTTGCCACATCTTTAGCCATGAAAACCCATAGTCTACGCAGATGACCGCCACGTATTGCGTAAGCGCAACAATCGCATCGATCGCCTGCATAATCGCTTCTTCCAAATGATGTTTGTCAAATTCTCGAATGGATCGAGGATGATTGGCGACGCAGACGTTTTCAATCGCCTGCAGCGCCTCTGCTAGTTCCTCTTTTGTTTTCATGGCGACGCTGGCCCGATGGAGATCCACGACCTCGCCATCCAGCTTCACCGGCCCCCATCCGGTATACTCGGCGGCCGCCTCCATCGCGACCCACGGATTGTTGTGTTTTTCGGCGAAATATTTTGAAACGTTGGGCTGCACTCGATACCGCCCGTTCTCCTGATGCGATACCGATTCGCGAGATTCATAGATTTCAAAGGACAATTGCTGCTGGGTCATGTTGGCTTCCTTTCGTGCTTCTTTTGCCGCATCGGCGGCTCTACCACGTTTCATGCTCCCTTTTCTCCTTTCTACCATCCACATTGTCAGAACATGCTACTATTACTACGAAACCTTTTTTGGCAACCAGCTTTCGATATAGCGCAATGCTGCTTGTAACTCTTTTCTCTTCACGTCTTTGTAACTGGCAACGCCGAATCGATCCTTGATTTCCCTATATAGTTCACGAAAAAGGCGAGATCGCTCTTTTGGATCCGTTTCAAGCTCATATACTCTTTGAGCGACGCCTTTTTGAAGTCGGCGTTGTTCGCCGCTTGTGAGTGTGATTTGTTCATCAACTTTGTATTCGATTTCTAAAATTTTGCGTTGCTGTTGACTCACAATTTTTTCAAGTTCATCTGTTCTTTCTACAGTTTCGGCAGTGAGTTTTAATGATTGAATCAATGCTGTACGATCATCAAGGACTTTTACCTTGTTATTTTGGATGTATTCCCGCATCCGTTTGAATTCTTGAAGAAACTTAACTTTCATTTTCATAGCTTCAGGTGTTACATAGCTCATAGCAACTAAGGCGAAAGCATCTTCTGTCATGTTAATTTTTCGATATTCACGACCACGCTCGTTTGTGTATGTTGACTCCTCAAAGTTGTGGAGTGAAAATTCTGGTTCACCTGCTTCTTGGAGCTTGGTTATTTGATTTTCAATATCCCGTAATACAATGTCATGTCGTTTACCGAATACTTCTGCAACAATCAGACTGTCCGTTACCGGTTGGTTATTAACAAGAAAAACCAGTTGTTTCATTTAATCACCTTCCTTAAATATTCAGTATTGTTTTCGATCCACTGGAATACAGCGTCGCGCGGATAACGCGCTTTAATGTTTATCAGCCTTGGAAAAGTAGGATTCGAAGTCACTTTGATAACAGTCGGCATGGCGATTTGGAGAATTTCGGCTATGTGCTTATTAGTTAGAACTGGCGGGTATGAAAAACGTTTCATGCCGTCTTCAACCCCTTTTTCATAAGCCTGCCGAAACAATTCTTCCATGCGCGCTTTAAGCAAGTTAGCTTCGAGTTCATCAAAGGTGATAACTGTTCTTGGCAATGTTAGATCACCTCCTTTGAAGGTGTTCCTCGCTTCCTGTCGAATATGGTAGACGGGAAGGAGGTGAAAATATGGCTAACAGTAAACAAACGTCAAAATCTGTGGCCAAAAAGGCTAGTAAGATTCTTAGAGATGGCCGTTATAGTAAAACTTCTAAAAGTGTTGCTGGCAGTGCACTATCCCAAACTAAAAAGAAATAACTTGAATTTTCTCTTGCTGAAGTTCAATGGATACGATCATTGAACTATTGATGATTACTCGGAATGTGTCAGACTTCACACCAATGAAATCTTCTGGCACATTCTTCTTTAACCACTCGGGAATATCTTTTGTTAATTCAACTTGTTCATATTCATCACCAGTAACAAGAACCAATTTTTTTACTTTTATTTAGATCACCTCCTTACATGTAGCTGGGGCTCATCTGTTAAGGAACCCGGTGCTTTTCAATGATTGGCAATAAATCGTCTAAGAAAGCATGAGCCGCTGCCAAATGGGTGTCTGTAATCTTTTCTACACGCTTCACGTCCACGATAAAACGAATGAGTGTGTAGAATCCTTGTTGATACTTATACTTTTTTGGAGATTGCGACTCATCGAAGTACTGCGTTAGGAAATCATCAAATTCGCTTTTTTAATTCATGCCAATGTGCGCGGGGCTGGTGCTGCCCCAACTCTTTAAGCACATCTTCGCGAATTTGCTGATACAGTTGCTCATATTCAGCTTGCGTGAGTGGCATCGTCATCCTCCTTTAACAGTTCATGGCTCGATACACCGAGGGCTTGGGCGATACGTTCAAGCATTGAAAGTGATGGGTTCGCCTTGTTCTTTTCAATCTTATTTATCGTAGAAACATCCGCTACTACCATATCTGCCAACTGATATTGAGTAAGACCGCGTTTTGTTCTGATTTCGCGGATTTTAAGTCCTAATTTTTTGTTCATTATTGGATTTGCCTCCTTTCTTACCTAAATTTTATTGATTAAAATCCAATAAGTCAATATTAATTTTGAATTTTATCCAATATTTTTAGCTGTTTATTGATGTGGTAGAATTTTTATTGAATATAATCCAACAAAGGTGATATTATGTTTGATATTGGAAGTCGCATTATTGCTTTAAGAAATTTACATAATATATCAGCAAATAAATTGTCGAAGGAACTAAATGTTGACCCATCAACTATTAACAAAATTGAAAAAGGAACAGCTAAGCCATCAATTGATTTGCTTTTTAAGATTTGTAGCTACTTTAACATCACTCTAGCTGAGTTTTTTGACACGCAGACTTCCGATCTGCCTCCCGATCTCTTGCAACTCATTGAGACTGCGAAAAAGCTGACTCCAAAGGAAAGACAAAAGATAACCGAGTTAATTCAGACCTTTTTAGAAACGCGCTCATCATCCATCGTTTTGCCAGCAAGTTCTCTTAAAGGTGAGCTCAGATATAAAATCGCAGAGCACTTCAGCAAATCGCCCGATGCTAATGAAAAGGCGTAGCCCTATTCCTTCTTGTCGAGTGAAGACGATGGAAGGAGGTGATGGATGAAACAATGTACGAGCCGAAAGCTGTCGATCATATCACTTCAAACGGTAAGCTCGTTTTAATGTACGACTACTTAGACAACGCTTACTCCCTTACAATTATGCTTGCTAATGATATTGTTGTCGGTATCAATCCAGAAGCCGATGAGATTTGCTTTATGGCACCTGACAAAGATGGAATATATACAGATGTTACCGATATCGTTTCTGCTAAGCCAACACAGGGAACAGTTGAACTGATGATGGGTGCACATCATCTTTGGTCTGTTGAGAGTTACAAAAATGCTCAGCAAATTGGCAAACAATTTCTGAATAAGTCATTAACGCAAATTAAGCTTTGCTATTATTCAAATCGTTAATTTTCGCCCAAACCTCTGGGAACAGCTCCTTGTGAAGCAGATCGACCGCTTCTTTTAGGTCTGCTTCACTGAAATTGTTCTGTTTCAACATGAGATGAAAATGGGCAATAATTACGTATTTGTTTAAAACGCTCACCTTACTCACCTCCTTACGTTATGCGGATGTGGAGAGGATTTTTTAACCCACTCCTTTTGTATGAGATTCTTGTATCTTGTTCCCAAATAAAATAGAGACATCTTCTTCAAGGATCTCAGCGACTAATAGCGCTTTATGCAACGGTGGAGTAGAATATCCGTTTTCCCAGTTACTCACAGCTTGTTTTCCTTTATAGCCAACCATTAACGCAAGCTCTTCCTGGCTTAATCCTTTTCTGTTTCTTGCGTTGATAAGATGGATATTTTTCAATCAAATCACCCCCTCTTTGTATGGGATTCTTGTACTTTGTGATTTTATTATAAGTACAAGAATTTCATATGTCAACACAAAAATACAACTTTTTTGTACTTTCGTTTATTTTATATACTTTTGTTGTACAATTTACTTGTACGAAAAAGTTTTTTATCTTGCCTATGAAGAATTGAAACACTCTGTGCTATCAGTCATGAGCACCTAGCCTTCTTATTTTTATCTTACCTATGAGGAATTGAAACCGAAAAAGGAAGGTGCAAACCTTGCTAGCTCAAAGACTAAGATTTACTAGAAAAGCGAAGAAGCTAACCCAGGAAGAACTAGCTAAGATTGTTAACACTACTAAAGGAACCATCAGCAATTATGAAAACGGTCATAGTACACCTTCAAATGAAATGCTATCTTTATTGGCGGATGCGCTTGACACTACTACTGACTATTTACTTGGCAGGACTGATAACCCATCATCCACATCAAAAACCCGTCTACCTGAACTATCGGAAAAAGACGAACGCGACATCGCTAAACGTCTAAAAAAATTTAAAGAAGAGATTGAAAAATCTGATGGGCTAGCTTTTAGTGGTGAGCCTCTATCAGAAGAAGCAAGGGAATCTCTTATTGAATCGATCGAACATATTTTTAGAATGACACAAAGAATCAATAAGAAATATACACCGAAGAAATATAGTAAGGATGAATAATTTAACTTTCAGGGGTGGTTTTCATGAGTTTTATAAGAAAACTCGCTAATTTATTTTCAAAAAAAGAAACTCAAATAACGCCTATGAACCACCAACCAAGAAAAGTTCTGGATGATGAAGTTACATTGTCTCCCCAAAAATTTGAAATAAATCGGCTTATCAACAATGGTGGTTTAACGATCGAAGAAATTTTAATGCTCGCATTGATTGAAGAAAAGGATACTAACAACGATTTTTTCCCAGGGTTTTGGCAATACTCTTATAACGTAAATCCAAAGTTATTATTTGCCAATCTCATAAAAAAAGGTTTCTACTTAAAGGAAAAATCTTTAACTACTACTCTCGAGAGAAAAACTGTTGATGAATTAAAGGAAATATTGAGAAAACACAATTTAAAAGTAAGTGGAAGAAAACAAGAATTAATCGATCGCATTTTAAACGAACTTTGTGAAGAAGAATTAAATTCAATTGAATTAATTGAGGTGTATAAAAGAAACGAGAAAGCTAAAGAGATAATTGAAAAAAATGAACATATTATATTCTTTCATAGAAATCAGACAGAGATATCAATTTATGAAGCACATGATTTCAAAAATAAAAACCCACATTACTCCCCTGTCGAAATAGCGAGAGAATTAATAGATTTAAAAGCTAAAAGACATATTGCCAACAAGGATTGGGGATTATATCGTAACACAAGGGTTTCTTTAGCGGAAATTGAAATAAAAGAACAAAATTTTGATATCGCTTTAGCTTTACTATTTGAAGTTTGTTATCTCGATTTAAGTGGAATGAGCAATAATTTTGATCTTAATTTTTTGTATATTTATGAAGATCGTTTCTTCCCTTATGAAAAAAGTATACATACATTAGCACCTGGAATCGTTAATTACATTCGGAAATTAAAAGTAAAACTCGAACTGACAGACGAAAATCTTAAACATCTCTATCTAAGTACAATGCATAAATATCAAGTACCGTTTCACTTATTTACAAAAGAAGAAACCGCAAACATATTAATTGCGGAAATCAATAATGATGTAAACACTTTAAAAGAAATATATAAAACTGCTAGAAAAAGATATTTTAATAAAAGTAAGTATGGTTCAAACAAAAAGTGGTGATTTCATGTGGTTGAAAGGAAAAGTAAATGAATTGATTAAGAAACACAAAACCACTAACCCCTTCGATATAGCATCAAGAATGAACATACATATTATCAAGTGGGATTTACACGAGGAAATTAAAGGGTTTTACAAATACGATCGCCGGAATCGATATATAGTCATTAATTGCAACCTAGATGATAATTTTCAGCGCTATGTCTGTGCTCACGAACTTGGACACGCAGTATTGCATACCAAGGTCAATACACCCTTTCTAAGAGCTAACACTTTTTATTCAATAGACAAAATCGAACGTGAAGCAAATGAATTTGCTGTGCGTCTCCTTCTTTATGACAAAAATTTAGAAGATTATGAAACCAAATACGATGTTTTGAGAGAAAGTGGGATTCCATATGAAATGGAAAGGTTTTTATAAAGATTCAGCAAAGTTTATAAACCCTATCTAGGGTTTTATATAAACTTTATGTGGGAGGGGATTAAATCAAGGTACTTAAATTTTTTTACTATTTTATTAGTCATATTTTACTAGGTATATAGGATGGTGGTTAATGTCTGCTATAAAAGAAAACATCAAAAACAGCAGGATAGAAACATAAAAAATATTAATGCATCTAGGATAAGGCATCTAAGATAAACAGGCATTTGTTTATTTTATGGGAGGGATAATATGAGAAAAAACCTACTTAAGGAGAAAATAATTAGATTTTCACATTAGAGTAAGGAGGATTTTAGATGAGATCGCCAACTTTAACTGTTGAAGATGTAAAAAAAATTATTGATAATCAAGAATCTATATCTGACTTAGAATTTTTAAGTAAAGGAGGGCAAAAAGTAGTTTTTAAATGCAAAATTAACGATGATTACTATACCCTTAAATTCCTTGAATTATCTGACTGGGATGATTCAGGAGATTTAAACGAGACTCATGATATTCAGTCAGAAATTTTAGCTCGGGCAACTAGAGAAATAGATATCATGAGAAAATGTGACACACCAACTCTTGTAAAATTAGGCCCAATAGGTATGACACTTACTGAGTATAATGGAAAAAAGTTTCTTTACTTTTCAGAAGAATTTGTAGAAGGAGAAGATTTATTTCAAATTCTAAGCAAGAGAACACTATCCCAAATGGAAGCTATACAACTTGGTATTGATATCGCTACCGCTATAGAACATTTATGGTCTATCGGGATGGTTCATCGTGATATCAAGCCTAAAAACATAATGCGTAAAATGGATGGAACTTTTGTATTACTAGACACAGGTATTGCCTTCGACACCCAAGGAAAAGCTCTGACCCAAGCCTTTCATATTGTTGGCACAAGAATTTACATGTCACCGGAACAATTGGCAAATATTAAGGCATCCCTAGATTTTAGATCTGATCTTTATTTATTGGGGATTGTACTCTATGAATCATTGACAGGTAAACATCCTTTCTTCACCCCTGGTATCAACTCTGTGCAACTTGTTTCTAGGGTGATCGGCGGTGAATATGAACCAATTTCTCAATTATGTAAAGACATACACCCTAAACTAGAACGACTTATAAACAGATTATTATCTGTTCAACCACATTTAAGATATAGATCGTGCAGTTCATTGATTCAGCAACTAAAAAAGATAAGGGAGGAATTATAATGAAACTTTTTGCACAACAGGGACATGGGAAAGGTGACAAAATACATAGAGGATTAGACAATCAATCTTTAGATGGAGTTATTTTAAGTCCTCGTGACGAAAAGATAGAAAATCTTAATTCTTTGAAAGAAGAACTTGAACAAAATTATCCAACAAGTGAAATATTCTTCGACCCTCAGTTTTATTATGCAACATACATTGATGGTGCAAGTAAAAATTTAGATTCTTTAAATTATTATCCAGGTACAATTACCCTGTCTAATCTCCGATCATTACGCAATGTAAACCGATATGTCTCTAATTGCTTACTATTTCAACATGAATTTGGGTTAAATACTCTTGTATCTCCCACTATACTAATCCCAAGTTTTGCAGATCGCTACGCTCAAATATCATTAAGTATGGCTGAAGAATCAATTTCTGAAGCTAAAAAATTAGAAAAACCACTATTAATTTCATTGGTATTTAATGAAAGTGCCTTAAACGACTCTAGAAGTGTAAATGAATTTCTTAACGAACTGACTATGTTAGATACAGAAGGGTTTTACATTATAGTAGTTCGAAATAATACTAACTATGATCAAAAATTCGATGAAGTTACACCTTTATTAAATTTATTAACAATGATTTACTCTTTAGGCGAAATTAATGAGTACAAAGTAATAATGGGATATTCTGATATAGTTGGTTTATTATATTTAGCTGTAGGAGCTTATGGAATTTCTAATGGTTGGCATAACAGTTTACGAAAATTTACCATACAACAAAGAATATTACGTCCTTCAGGAGGAAGACCAGCTCGTGAAAGATATACTTCTTTACCGCTTCTTAACTCTATATTAGTATCTGAATTGGACTCGATTGCAAAAATTATACCAGCGTATAACGGAAATTTAGAAGATTACTTGAGTCAAACCCCTTATGAACACAGAATATTATCTGGCTCCAGCCCATCCGATGGATGGTCTAGAACAATTAGTCATTTACAGCATTGGGCCGCATTAAAACAAGGAATAAACAATATAAAAGATTTGGACATCTCAGATCGCTTGGAAAAGATTATAAAACAAATTAACCAAGCTAAAGCATTATATAGTATTTTAGAATCAATGGGTGTACAATTCGATCCCTCTTCTTCTAGCCATCACTTAGATAACTGGGATGCTGCGCTAAAACAATTTAGAGATATGCACAATTTATAAATTATATAAATAATTTTCCAATACCAACCAAATGAAATGCCTTTTTATTTGGTTGGTTTTGTTTTGCTTTTAGATGGGTCAAAACTTTTCCGTTTTCGTCGATGCTAATCAATCCTACACCGTTAGCCTTAAATAATTCAATATTATGTAACGCAGGCGATATATATTTTTTCGGCATTACAACCCACGAATTATTGGCAAATCCAAAGTATTGTGTTGCCTGGTATAAAGCCCTTCTCCAATTATAAAGTTTGACCTCATAGGCATTAAAAACAACTTTTGGTATCTTAAAATCCGGATGTAGTATATAACTTTTATTACTGTTTTCCATCACAATCCCCTCATTTAATAATAAACGAAGGGATCTCCTTACGGTTGATTCAGTTAAACCAGTCCTATTTATTAAAAAATTTAAAGTTCTTGGAGCTTTCCTATGTAACAAAGAAATAATTTGCGCATTTGTTAAATTTGACAATAACATCGCTTTTTCTTTAGAAAGAATTTCTTTGTCTTTAATTTCAGCCACAACAAGATCCGCTCTTCCTTGCCAACAATCCATTTCCTTTAGTATTTTTTTGTTCTTATCTTTAAAATATTTATCTTTTTGTATTAATAAAGCTTCTAATACGAACACTAAACTTTCTTCTTTTACTGTTGATGTATCTAAATAAGAATTATAATTCTTAGCTAGCATCATATCCCCACCTTAAACAACTCATTAGTATATATATTATACATAGTTTTTCTGTCTTTCAAGATAAAGATAATTCATAATAAAACACTTTAAAAGTGAAAATAATAACTGTTTTTCTTTTTATTGCTAAAACAAACATTTGTTCCTATAATATCCTTAGGAGGGGGACAATATGGAGCTACGCCGCTACTACACGACCGCGCTGGAAGATTGGGTGACCAAATTTTATACACGACTAAACATCTTTTATCCTTATCAAATCGATCCATCATTTATCGCTCGGAAGATGAGCATTTTCCTGCGTGAAAAGCCTTTTTCATCAACACATCAAGTTGTGGGCCGCTTTCGTTGCATTGTTGTCGACTCCCGGCTATCTAAGAAAAACGAGAAGCCTTCTTTCATGAGTTGTGTCATATTCTCCGTCACGCCGGTATGCAAAGTATGCCGCAATACCATACATATGCTTAAATTCATTGACTTGAGTACCCCATACACCATTGAGCAGATGTCTAATGTATTTAAGGTGACACCAACATTATGCAAAGAACGCCTAATACAGATTAGAAACCGCGTATTACTCAAATTAAGTCATATAGAAATCTTTAGCGAAAAGTCGATCACATTTTAAAGGGAAAATCACGATAAATTATACCATCCATCCTCCCTCGCTATTTTAAAATATATGGAATGAGGAAGAGCGACAATGTCTTATTTCCGCAAAGTGCCTGCAAAAAATGCAAAGGGTTATACATGGTCCGTTACGGTAGATTTAGGACGTGATCCCGCAACAGGGAAACGGCAACAAACCACACGTCGTGGTTTTGCGACGAAGAAAGAGGCCGAAAAAGCAGCAAATGAACTCGTCACCCAAGCAAAAGTAGAAGAATATTTAGAGCCCTATATCATGGGCTTCTCTTTTTAAAACCCAGTAGAACATACATTCTTAAAAGGAGGCATGTTCAAATGGCACGCTTTCAAAAGTATGACACCAAAAAAGGCGAACGCTGGATGTTTGTGATTGAAAATGGCATTGACCCTCAAACCGGGAACCGCCAGAGAATCGTACGACGAGGATTTCTAAAGAAGAAAGATGCACAGGATGCTGCTAAGGAACTTGAATATCAGTTAGGGCTAAGAAATTTAGATACAAAAGGCAATATTACCTTCGAAGAAATGGCTGAAGAGTGGTTATCCGTCTACGCCGCGACCGATGTTAAAATAAGTACAATTAGGGTAAGACATCATGAAATCGGTCATTTAAACAGATACTTTGCCCGATACAAACTAAAAGACATCACAAAAAAGATGTACCAAAATGCTCTAATTGATCTAAAGAAGAACAAAAGATTAGCACACAGCACAATATCCGGTATTCATAGTACAGCTCGGATGATATTTAAAAGGGCCATGGAACAAGATTTAATTCTTCAGGATCCTACTCAATACGCTTTTATTCCAAAGGACAAGAAAACCGTGGAGGATATCGAAAACACAAAGATCCAGGAACAATATCTCGAAAAACATGAACTGAAACTGTTTTTGGATAAAGCTAAAGAGATGGACGAAGAAACCTATACAATGCTTTTTGTTTTAGCATGGACTGGATTGCGTGTTGGAGAATTGGTTGCATTAAAGTGGAAGGATATCGATTTTGAGGAAAAAACCATAAATATAACAAAGACTTATTACAATCCAACTAACAACACAAAGAAATTTGCCTTGCTCCCGCCAAAAACAGAGGGGTCCATACGTAAAATCATTGTGGAAGATGAGGTCATAAAGGTTTTACAAAAACACCGAATAAAACAAATGGAAATAAAACTACAGGTTGGGAAAGATTATTACGATGGTGATTTTGTATTTGCCCGAATGAATCCACCATATTACGGTTATCCACATTTTATTAAGACTGTTGAAAATCGCATGGAAGCCGTATTAAAGAAATTGCCTTCCATTACAAAGCGCCTTACTCCTCATTCCCTACGCCATACTCATACGTCCCTGCTTGCAGAAGCCGGGGTGGAGTTATATCAAATCATGGATCGTCTTGGGCATGTAGATGATGAAACGACCACCCAAGTTTATCTACACGTTACCAAAGATCGTAAAAAAGAGGCTTCCCAAAAGTTTGGAGAACTCATGAGAAAACTCGAAAATTTATAA